ACCTGCGGCGCCCAGTCATACTGCCCGGTGATCTCGTTGCGCTGGCCAAGCCGACCGTCGATGCGCTCTAGCTCGCCGTAGCGGGCTGGGGGCGAACGGAATTGGCTCTCCGCAGCCGCTTCCGGGTTAAGGCGAGCCCAAGCCTGCATGGACGGGTCCAGCGAACCTATGGCTTGGTCCAGATTAGCCGCGTCCTCTTTCTGCTGCCGCACCTGCATGCCGAACAGATCGCGGCGCTGCCGCCCCTCGCGCATGCTCTCAACGCCATTGAGGCCAAACAGCGCGTAATTGGCGATTGTGCCGGGATCGCCGTCTTCGCGCCGAAAGATGCCGCGTGCGGGACCGCCGAACAGCCGACGCCGCGGTTGCGGGCGCTCATCCTTGATCTGCATATCCGGCGAAGCAAAGAGCTGGCGCGCTCTAGGGCTAGCAAAGAGAGGCATCAACCGTACCCGATCGAAAAGCCATTAGACGGCGACCAGCCAAAGCTCAGGCCGCCACTCTGGCTGCTGGTCCCGCTTTGGGTTCCAGATTGCGTGACGTTTTGCCCGATCAAATCACTGCCGTTGATGCCCAGGATTTGCGCCAGCTGCATCAATTGCCGGATGCGCGCCTGCATTGGGTCGTTTTCGCTGCCGATTTGCCGCTCGGCTTCCCCTGTCGCCAGCATCGTGCCGATGTTCGAGCGCGCGTTCTGATCGGCTGACATGCCTTGATCGGTGAGCTGCCGAGCCGCGCCCAGCCGATACCCGGCGCCCGCTAACGCTCGATCAGCGTTTCCAGTGTCCACGCCAATGCGGTTGTTGATGTCCTGCAGCGCCGCTTGCTGCGCCGTTTGGAAGCCTTGGCCATAGAGGTTGGCGGCCAACGAGCCCGCGCTATCGAGAAAGCCGCGATTGGTCTCTGCGTCCATCACGCCATGACGCGAGCCGCCATAAGCGCCCGCCCGCGTCGCCGCCGCCTGTCCCGCGCTGATGGCCATGTCACGCGCGCGCCCAAGCGTTCCGAGCGATGTGTCGACAACGCTTTGAATGTACGGGTTCATGTAAGGCGCAAGATCGGTGGACGAAAGCTGCCCCGCGCTCACCGTGTCGGGCGTATAGTTCATGTTCGCCCGGGTTGCGTCCATGCCTTGGCCGATGGCCGGATTGCTCCCGCCAAGCGAGCCCGCTGCCGTAAAGGCCGAACGCTGGTTTGCAGTCGGCCCAAACGTGGTCGGGCTCTGGCTGGTCATGCCAGCCACTTCGCCGAACAGGTTTTGCACCGGAGCTTGCAGGTAGCTTGGCAATTGCGGCGTCGTTGTTGCTGTGCCGGAACTGCTCGAGCTGGTCTTGGTTTTCTTCTTGGACACTAGAGGAATTTCCTCAAGACGGTGGCGTAATATTCGTAGCCGCTTGGCTTCATTGCCCGCTCCCAACCTTTGCGGCCGGTTACGTGCGCCTGCGTGCATCCTCGCGCGCGGGCATAGTCCTCAATGTGCGGAATGGCCGCCACGATCTCGGTCAGATCGCCGCCAGCCAGCCAGGCCTCGATGATGCGCTCGCCGGAGCGCGGATACTCGCTTTCAACCGTAACGATGCACGAGCGTTGCCCAAACCATGGCCGCGCATCGCCCGCCATGATGTCCGAACACACATCTTCAAGCGTCCATAGCGGGCGCTTGTCCTGCGCGCGCAGCGCCGCATCAAGCAATTCCATGGCGTTCACAGCGCAGTCACCACCAAGGCGCCGGCGTTGGACACGCTTACCGCCCAGCGATTACCGTTTGGCGAGTACAGCACCACGTAAAAGTCCTTCCCACCCAAGTCCAAATGCCGCCCCCGCTTGAACACCATCAGATCGCGGCGGTCCATTTCAGTGCGAAACTCTTGCTCTGCTCTCTGATCATAGCGGTCAGGCGCGTGGCCAAGCTTGATGCTTTCGCTCACCGCAGTTTCCAGCCCAAGATGCCAGCCGGGATGATCTCAACTGGGCGCGCTGGCCACTCGTCATTGCCTTCGCGCACATACCAACGGTCGCCCTCGCGACGGCCAATGTCTTGCCCGCCGTAGCGCTTCCATACGTCCAGATCGACACCTTCCGGCGCGCGCGAGCGGTCGTAAGTCCAGTCGCTTGCATCAGCGCTGGCCTCATAGCGCGCGCCCGGGGAGTTGCGCAGCCGCCCTTGCTCATCCCGCCACAGGCCAATCACCAACGCAGGCTGGGGAAGGCGCTGGCCCAGCAATTCGCCCGCAACGTTCACATTGCGCCCGTCGATGGCGATAAGCGTATTGTCCACCGGCACAGCGAAGATGCAGTCCACATCGCCGTGCGTGGCCAGTTCGTCTTGCAGGTGCGCAATGAACTGGCTGATTTTCATGGCGTTCGATGGCATCAATACCTCTTGCCGCCTTCAATGACATCGACGCGGGGAATGCCCCAGCGCCAGCTTGTCGAGGCCACCCCCTCCACGATAATGCGCGCTTGCCGCGCGGCGAACCTCACATCGGTGGGGTTGTCGATCGTGTACGGCCCATACGTAGTTTCCGCATCATTTGGCCAATCGCGCACCTTGAACGACACTCGCACGTCACCTGCGGTCTTTTCGTCCGCGATCAGCCGCTTGGCTTTCAGAATACGGTCGCCCTGGCCCAGCTCGTAAGGCCCGCTGCGTGCGGTCGGAGTGGCGGAATCGTAGGAGTAGCCCGTCTCGTGATCGTAAACGGCGCCATCTGCATCAACCATGACCGGGTTGCCGAAGATGCCGCGCGTAAATGCCGCCGTGCGTGAGAAATCCTCATGCACGCTCCAGAAATTACCGGCGTAATTGTACACCACGGCCCGGTCGATCTCGGTCGATGCGCCAGAAGGATAGAGCCACCACACCTCGTTGTATTGCGGGTCGTGGTACGCCACCACCTTGGTCCGCTGCGTTGTGTTGAAATCGCTAAACACCCCGTCCGCAACATCGCACAGCATCGGCCGGGTGATGCCATCGAACATATAGAAGCGGTTGGCGCCCATCCAGAATGCGCGCGAATCCACCGTCACCGCCGCTCCGCGTGAGATGATCCCGCACAGATCGCCTACACGCTGGAAGCTGTAGATCAACGGCTGGCCGATATAGGTCGCCAGATGCACGTCCTGGTCGGTCCAAAGCAGCGTGCCGCCACGGATGCGGCGCCCGCACATCAGCTTGCCCGGCGTCACCAGCGTTTGATCGCCCGCTTGGTTGGTCGCGCTGGCCGTCCAGGTGGTCAATGCCTCCTGGTCGCACCATTGCACCTTGCGGTTATCGCCTGCCGCGCCGAGCACGAACAGAAACCGCTCTTCCGTCACCACCAGGGCCGTCCCTGTCGGCGCCCCGGAAACTGCCGCCGCCGCCGTCCTCGTGCCCGTATTGGGATCCCAGGAATAGACAACGGCGTCCTCAGCCATCACCCCAACCAGCAGATCGCCAAAGTTGTCGAGGCACCACATCGAGGCGGGCTGCACCGCCGCCACATCCAGCCGCGGCGTGCCGTAAGTGCCCTCGCCGTAATCGCCGGANNTCCGAAGGCGTGCAGACATAGAGTTTGGAATGCGTGCCCAGCGCCATCCAGCGCACCGTGTCGTTGTCCACCCATTGCCAGATGCACCGGCACTTGCCGGTGATGGCCGCTGTCAGGCGTGCAGCCCAGCCGCCGATTGGCTGCGTCGCCCACACCTCGCCGTCCATCTGCCAGCGGATCAGATTGCCGTCGTACCAGCGCCCCAGCGCTTGATAGACTGTGCCCGTCTGCAGCATGCCGGGCGGCAGTTCGAGCTTAATCAGCAAGGACGTGCTCGAACTTCACTTCCCGCACCCGCCAATTGTGCGGCAGCAGGCGGCTGAAGAATTGCGGGCCGGTCATTAACACGCGGTCGCATCCGTGCTTGCGCGCCTGCGCCTCCAGCGCCGGCAGGAACGGCAGCACATCATCGATGCGTGGGCCTTGGATCAACAGCTCGAACACAGCCCCCTCGGTACGCGTCACCACAGCCGCGCTTAGACTGGCCGGCGGATTGAGCACGCCCCACAGCTTGAACTCCCCGCTTGCCAGCCCCGCCGCAACCGTCTGCGCCGAATAGCGCCCCTTGGAGTGCTTGCACGCTTGCGCCACCACTTTGAGCGCCAGCCTGGCCAAATCCTCGTTGGCGCTCATCTCCTCAACCGTGATCTGGCCGAAGATGGGCTTCATGCGCTGCTCGACCACGCTCATGCTACAGCCCTTGGCCGCGCCACCAAGCGCGCCCCGCTTTGCCGGGTCATCATATCGTTCAGGTTCGCTGCCTTGATTGCAGCCGCGAACTTGGCCCGGAACGTGCCTTCGCGGTCGTCTTGCGTGTACGCGCAGGCCAGCATCAGACAGCCGTTGAGGTAAATCTGCGGCGCGTTGGTCAGCACCCAATCGGTGTCGCCATCGGCGGAAAGCGCAGTAAACTTCTCGTACCACTTGGCCAGCAGCGGCGTCACCGCGGCCGGCGCCACATACAGGTAATCGCCCTCGACCGTGTACATGACCGGCGGCGGAGTGGTGTTGTTCAGCGCATCGACTTGCTTGCGGAACTGCCACGGCTCAACGTAGTTGAGCGACTGCGAACGCGTTTGCGTCGGCGTGATCTCGATGAACCCCAAGAGACTCGTGCTGACCTGGCTCGAAATAGTCACCACGCCGCCGGTCGCTGGCGTGATCGTATCGCTCTGCACCATGGCCTGGACGCGCAGCGCATCAATGTCGGCGCCGTCGCCCATGTACATCATGGACTGCACTTGCGGCAGGATGTCGTTAGCCACGATAGTGGTTGTCAGCGAGCCGCCGGTAAACGCCCAATCGACAACCGCGCTTTTCAGCCCGCCATAGGTGGAAATGCTCACGCCGCAGCCCTCACATTGTCATGCCAGTGCCGGGCAATCCAACCGACATGGCCCAGCTCGTGCGGCTTAGATTCGCCGTGAAAGTAAACGATGCGCATGTCGTCAGAGAGGC